TGTACCTGTCGATTTCACACGCACCTCGGGATTGTCGCGCTCGACCTCTCGGAGGAACTGCGAGTCTTTCCAACAGCCGTACCCGAGTTTGGTTCCCCAAGCATGGTAGAGAGTCGGATCGATGCGCATACGAAGCCGTCCTATGCCGTCGATGCTACGGCGGTCGGCCTGCGAATCTTTAGCGATGCGTTGCTGATGGATGCCGGCCTGCACCCATTCCTTCTGAATGCCACTTCCTAGCTCCTTGATTACCCTACGGCGCAGGTCGCCTGGAAGATCGTTGAATGCGTCCCCAATGACCGATGAAGCGTTCTGGTGCATAGATAAAGAAAAAGGGAGGCTGCTGTTTTTGTCCAGCAACCTCCCCGTTGTTTTAGCGATTAAGCGGTCGCATTGAACATACCAAAGCCGCTCGGGTTTTTGCAGACCAAGCCAGCAATAGCCTCAATCAAACGGGCAGGGCCACCGCCGTTGTCTGACAGGTTTTTGACCTGCGGCAACTTAGAGTATCGGATTTCGACCATGTCCATGGGGATCACGTAGCCTTTAGCAGGCGTCGGAGTCAAGGTGGTCGAAGTGGGTGTGGTTTTGCTTCCGATAAACGTCGAAGGATGTAGCACAAGCCGTCCAAAATCCCCCTCGAAAATATCGATTGAGTTTCTGAACGTGTCGTTTCCAAGCTCCTGATTAAAGGTGCGCACCGATGTGGCCGCAATGCTGTTGGTGTTAACAACCTGAGTTCCAACAGAGGACGTCAAGTTGGTAAACGCACGCTTCAGCGTGGTTCCCAGGATGCAATCGTAGTCCCGGAAAGTGCCGGTCTTGTTGAAGATCGCCGTCAAAACACCTTGAACAGTTGCCTCAGTAAAATCAGCAGTGAGCGTGGTGTTGATAGCGCCGGTGTTGGGCAGGAACGGCGAAAGAGCAGCGCAAGCGCCGATGTTGGCAGAGTTGGTTCCGGTCAGCCAGTTGCCAAGGGAGCTGGTCAGATAGGGGTTACCACCAGGGCCAGTGTCTTGGATCTGAACTTGGTTGGTACACATAAATGTACCTTCCATGTCGCGCTTAATTTGGACGAGTTGCTTGGCAATGCCGTTTGCAAGCTCGTCCGTAACGCCAGCAACTTCCTGAGTTTCGGCAACAAAACCGACACGGAAGTCGCGGCGGAACACCTGAGCGTAATTGCTCAACCGAGTGCGGTTAGCAACAGGGTTTGAGGCATTGGCAACGGTGACGTCAGTGCCGTCAGGAACGCCACCCATTAGCACGTCAGCATAATTGTCAACAAGCCAAGAAAACTGGGCGTTTCCAAGGTCTTTACCCTTAGGTGATTGGCTGACAAACGGAGTCGATTTGGCGTCGACGATGGCGATGTAGTCCGCCAGATCTTCACGAGCGGCGGACGTTGAGGCGAGCGGAACTGTTCCGCGCTGTTGTTCTTGTAGCAGGGGCATAGGTTAGAGCATCCTTTTCAATACTTGAGCCAGTTCGTTTTGACTTCCGGTCTTTGAAAACTTCGACTTGGCTTGATCTAAACCAACCTTTGCGGCGTCCTTTTTGAAAGGAGCCATCGTAGGTTTCCCGGGCTGATTGGGCGCTTTAACAATCGGTCTCATAGTGGTTTTCCCTTTTAATGATTCCATTCGTAATTTGCGACCAGCAATAAAATCGCCGATTAGCACCTGGTACTCGGGTAGGCTTGATAGCTGCGGCAACTGCCGCAACACGGCCTGAGCCTCGGTGTACTCAGTACTAGCACGGTCCTTCCAAAAGGGATAGAGCTGCTCGGCCACTGGCTTGATCTGCTGATAGTTCTGCAAGAAACGAGCTCGGTTGGGGATGTGCAGGTCCAGCGCATCTTCAACGCGCCTACGGATCTGTTTCACCTCGTCTGAACTGTATTCCTTGCCCTCTATTTCACAGCCATCGATGTTGTCCTCGCACCATCGCCTAAGGTTCCGGGCTTTCGACCACTCATCGTTGAGCTTCGATACTTCCCAGACATCAGAAAATGGATCATTGGACCCCATAGACGGCACAGGCCGTTCGGATTGAGTCTGCTCTAGCTTAGTCTTTGTGTCGTTCAGCTCGCGCTCAAGTACTTCGGCCTTCTCCAGCGCTTCTTTCTTCTGGCGCGTGAGCTTGTCGATTCTCTTGCGATAGCCTTGCGACTCGTCGTTGTCTTCAGATTCCGAAAGAACTTCATCAGGCAGCTCGGCCTGAATCTCCGTTTGTTCATCGGTCGGTTCCGATGCCTGGTCATCGTCCGCATTCACGGACTCTGCTTCAGGCTCTGATTGTTCGACTACCTGCTGCTTTTCCTCCTCCCCGCTGAATCGTGTCTTCAGCAGCTTTGCTAACGCCGACTCGTCGAACTGCATCGGGTTGAGTGGGGGCTGTGCCGTGTTTTTAACAGGTTGCGCTTCCTGATTAGTATTCTGGATGTCCATGCTGTTTTGACCCTGCAAGCTGGGTATTGTGCACCATGGTTGTTAAGGTCAACCAAGAAACCTTTGTTCAAAGAGGTACTAGTCGGCGTGATCAGTCAAACCATTAGCTGTCCTCAAATTGTCGATGTAGTTCGATAGATCCTTAATAGAAGCTGCTCTACCACAGTTGTGGGCTCTGCCTGAGTCGGTTAAGTCAGGCTGTATTGCACTCAACACCTCGGACTCAATCATCTCCGATAACAGTTGGGTCAATGCACGCATCAGCGGCGAATTGTCTCCCGCTGAAACGAAGGCCTCTTGGATTTTCTCGTCTGAAATTCTCATTGCTGAACTCCTAGTCGGCCAGTCACAGCATTTTGCTGCTGTTGAACGCTGAACTGTAGGTTTTCAATGTACTTCTGCAGGTTAGCTTGGAACAACTGGTCCTGTTGGAGCTGTTGCTGGTACTTCGGATTGCTTTGGAGCACCTGCTGGCTGAATTGCAGGCGCATAGCCGCTGTGGGGTCGTTCTCGCGCAGTTGGGGAGGGTTGCCGAGCGACATGAGCGCGATCTCGTCGTTGGTTTCACTGAACATCTTCTGCGAGGCAGGCCCCTGCTGCATGATTAGCTCGCTGGCGAGGTTGGGATCAATAGCCCGGAGTGCGACCGAGATCAGTTTAGCCCGGTCGATGACGCCGGCGGTGTCCAGAGGCAGGACCAGGCTTGAAATAGCTTTGAGCTTTTCAGTCACCAGATCGGTCGAGAGCTCGCGAACGTCAAACTTCAACATCACATCGAAGTCCTGAGCGTTTTCGGGCACCTGCACCTGAGATGACGTGATGCGCTGGATCTCTTCGGGGCCAACGTACTGCAGGGTCAACGACAACACCTGGCGGAAGGCCTCGGTCCAGCCATGTAGCCAGTTGTTGATGATGCGCTGCTGCCGCATCTGGGTCACCGCGGGGGCAACCTTCTCCGTTGGTCTCCCGAAGTACCTGTCAGTCTGCGCCATGACCTCGTTGATCAGCGTGAAAGCCACATTGGGCTCACGGGCAGGTGGCTGCATGAAACCTATCTCGCCGCGTCTTAATACCGGGATCTGGATGGCCGGCCCGATCTTAAGATTACCGCCCCTGGTCTTGGGCACCTCAATAGGAGGCAGTGTGGCCAGGCTGGTGTAGTCGAACACCGAGTCGCGCTGGGCCTTGATCTCCTGCTGCCAGGTAGCGCACACCTCGGGCACACCGCGGGACTCCGTAATCTGCCGATGCACAATTTCTGAGCGCCAGATAACAAACGGATATTGGCCGTGCGAATACTCCAAGGCCTCAAAGTAGCCCCAACGGTCACCTACCTGAGGGCTAAACACCGTATAGAACACTCCGGGCACACCGTCGCTGTCTATGGCCTTCTGGTACGCATAAACCACCTCAATAAGGTTCTCTCTATCCAGCACCGAGTTCTGGGCCAGGCCTACAGTCACCGAAAAGTCTGAGTAATCCGAGAAACGGCCCATGGTGTTGATGGCTTCCTCGGCCCACTCGCGATCCCAGCCCTCCACCTCGACCTTGTTCAGCAACTGCGCTTCCGACATATAGAAACGCCGGAAAACAACACGGGCAGACTGGATGTCTGTGGTCTCAGGAGGTATCACCAGCTCGTCGTAAGGCGACAAAGCAGCGATCATTGGCTTATTAGTGACCATTGTGGGCACCGGGAAGTAGCACTGGCCCTCCTTGCGCAGATCTCGGACAGCTTTAAGCGCTCGGCGCTTGCGCAAGTTGGGAAAAGCGGCCATCAGCAGCTCCCCGGACTGATCGTCGGCCTCCGGGTTGGCAATCAGGTTTGGCATATCGGCGAGCACCGAGCCCTCGGGAGACTGTGCTGCCAGTGCCATCACCTGGTCCATGGTTAGGTACTGCTCCTTCTGACCCATTTCCTGTTGCCAAGTGACGTGCGCTCCCGTCCATCCGTAGGTCCACAGATATTGCGACAACAACTCGACCTCACGGGTCAAATCGTTGTACATCCGGGCGTTCATGGCCCAATCCATCAGGTTGTGAGCGGTCACAGCCTGGTCCAACTGCGACACATTAGTCGGCGATACCCGGAGCATTGAGCGCCAGAAGGCAGTCGAGCAGAGGTCGACTAGGCCGTTGATCACTTCGTCGGCTAATGGTATGCGCGTGTCACTAGCACCGTCCCATGGAAACGCAGGCTTGCTCCTATTGGCGTCGTTCCACTTCTTGCCGTCCTCAGTTTGACCAGGCCATCGGCAATAGCGCACCGACTCGACACGATCTACCCGGGCCGATGCTCCGTAATCAGTCGCACTGCGCCGCAATTCCTCGGTCAATGCACTCACATTGGGCTCCTCACCCACCCGTGCCATTACATCCGCTGACTGCTTGTAGGAATCTTCTTGCATAGGGTCTTTTGTTAGTATCCACCGCCGCCGCGGCAATCAAAGCCCCCTTGGCCAACGTAAGCAAGACCCGAGACCAAAAGCATACCGATGCAATCAATAGGATCCTTGCTAGCCCCCTTCTGCCCATCCCTGCCTGTGTGCTCTGATAGCGCGTAGATCAGGTTGCTGCAGTTCTTGACCACATACAGCGCCGGCTCGTTTAACGGGGTGAGCGCCTGCGTTGCATCGTAGGACAGCAGGCTGTTGATAGCGCTCGTCCTCTGGTCCACAGGCACGCCTGGCGCCGGGATGAATGCCATGCCCTCGTCCAGTGGGTTGTCGGACTCTGCCAGTAGGTCAATGAGTGTGGTTCCCCCCTGCTCCGATAGTGCCGGGCTACCGCCAGCCTTGGGATCAATCAGTCGCATCACTGGCTCCCCATAGCCAAGCTCTG